TCCCTGTCCCCCTTCGCCTGTCCCTGTCCCTGCCCCCAAAGTTGGCGTTTTTTGATCACCTTCACGTTAGCGTTAAAATTCGGGCTTTGTTTTCCGGGCAGGGTAAGGACAGCGGGCAATTTTCGACCCCTCAAAAAACAGCGGTTTTGCTGGGCTTTTTGCAAAAAATCTCCAAGTCAAGCAAAAAACAAAATGCGCCAAATCGAATCCTAGCGCGTTTTTTCGGCATATTGACCGCCTGGGATCGGCCCACCACCTGGAAAAATACGCAAGCAAAATCGTAAAAATATTTTCATGCCAAGTGCCTAGATTTTTGTGAAATTTTTTTTTCACTTTTCGCTTGACACCCCCTTTCTGAAATGTTACAATCCCGCCCGTTCGGGGGCGCGCGGGGGGGCCATTTTCTCAATCTCCCCCAATTAATTAAACTCTTCTAATAAACCAAATTAAAAAATTCGGGGCGGATATTTTTTCTATATAAGTCTATTAAGATACATAACAAAAAAAACAAAAGCCCTATCCCCCACTTTTTCGTTTCTTTAATAAAAATAAACACCACAAACAAAAACAAAGATCAAAAAATTCCAGAAGCTTTTTTTCTCTAGGGGTCTTTTAAGATGCTGAAAGAATTTTCTTGACAAAACCATGGAAAGGTGTAACAATAATATGCTATGAATAAATTACTAAAACTAGCATTCTTAATTGCAACACTAACTACAGCGGCCTTTGCCCAAAATGCCCCGGTTCGCGCCTCTTTTGAGGCTGGGTACACCTCAACGTACCTTGTGAACGGTTTGTCTCGTACCAAGGCTACTCCTTTTGCAGGAGTTGGTCTAGGTTCAACATACTACGGCGTTGATGTAGGAGTGTCTGGCACGATTCTCCCAGTTAGCGAGAATCTCGATGAGAGCCACTGGGCTTTCAATGTAGGAAAGGGCTTTGAGCTCTTTGAGGGCGTGACCTTGCGCACCGATGGTAGCGTAATTCGTCACCAAGCTGGCGATCCAAACATCCCAAACTCCACAGAAGCAAATATTAAAGTTGCTCTATCTAATATTATATTTACTCCTTATGTAAAGGGTGTATATGATATTAATCTAGAACAATATGGATATGGAGTTGGCCTCGAACGCCCAACCAGCGTATTTGGTTGGTTCACTGTGACTCCTGCGCTAGAGTATATCAAGCTAAGCGATTCTGCCAATGCTGTTGCTAAGCTTGGAGTGAGCCGCACATTCTTTGATCACCTTACTGCATTTGCAGAGGTTACTTACATCAAGAATGACTTTGATGTCTCTACATTTAACTTTGCTCGCAAGGAGTTGGATGGCGAGGTAGTTGGCGCTGGCGGTTTGCGCTGGACCTTCTAATCTCTAATCAATAATATAAATATACCCCTAGGTTGAAAAACTTAGGGGTTTTTTGTTTTTATATATATAATAGCTAATGTCAAAACAAGATAAGTCACCCAAAATTCTTCAGCGCGACAAGTTCAAGGAAGAAATCAAGATCAGAGAACTCAATTGGACAGAGAAACAAAAAGCCTTTATTGATATAGCCCTGAATAAGGATGTAAAGATGATGTTTATTAGCGGCCCCGCTGGATCATCTAAGACTTTATTGAGTATTTATTGCGCTCTTCAGCTAATTAAGGACAAAAAAGTTAGCGACATTATGTATATTAGATCTCCAGTAGAGAGCAGCGACAGCAAAATTGGTTATCTACCGGGAGATGCAGATGAAAAGCTTAAATATTACAATCTTCCATTTGCAGATAAGCTAGAAGAATTACTATCTAAGCAATATATTGAAGCTCTAAATAATCAAGGCCGACTTCAGAGCCATCCATTGTCATTCGTGCGTGGCATGAGCTGGAACTGCAAGGCTATTATTCTTGATGAAGCTCAAAATTGCACTCAAAAGGAAATAGTGACCCTTATGACAAGAGTTGGAGAGTTCAGTAAGTGTTTTGTTCTTGCTGATCCTGACCAGTCAGACTTGGGCAATGGTAAATCAGGAGGATTTGAGAAGCTGCAAGCTATCTTTGGCGACGAAGAGAGCAAAGAAAAGGGCATCTACTCTTTCCACTTCACTGAAGACGACATCAAGCGAAGCGATCTAGTCAAATTTATAGTCAAGAAACTAAAAAGTTTTTCTCCAGCCCTGAGAGTATAAATATTTTGTTAAAGTAGCGGAAAACTTGCGCACTTTTTTCTCAGTTTTGTCAAAAAAGAAAGCATGCGCGAATTCCTCTATAGTAACAGCTAGTTCTCTTCTAGGCAAAAGCAATGGGTCTATGATTATTTTAGGATTTTTTGATTCCGGATTATCGCATAGACCCTCTGCGGCAAATTTATGGTTAGGTTTTACCTTGTCTACGGTATATTCGTAACCTTCGTCTGTTTTGAATTTGAAACCTTTACGCATATTCTTTATAATAGTTAATAATGAAAATCTACTGCCAAAAATGCGGGACGGGAATAGAGTACGCATACGAAAAGCCAAATTTTTGCACTAAGTGTGGCTTTAGTTTCTCTATAGTCAAGCCAATCGTTGCGAAAACTACTCCTCCCAGAGCAAATACTATTACACATTCCGAAGATCTTTCTGAAGATGTTGAATCTTTAGATAATATTAAGAATATGTCGAAATTAGACGTAGAAATAGCAGCCTCACCAGACAGAAAAATGAAGTTTAAGGATATCGTTGGTACAAGGTCAGATTCACCAGTTCAAGAACAGCCCACATCAGCAGGCCCTGTTGATAAGAAAGAGTTTTTAGAATCTTTCAGGAAAGAAGCTGGATTCTACCCGTCCAGAAACCAAATTGATGAAGAAGAATAAACTTAAATTTGAAAAAAGCTTAGATTTGATTAATGCGGAAATCCTGAAAAGGAAAAATAAGTGGACCTTATCCGCACTTAACTGGATTGACTTCGAAGATGTTGCTCAGATCGTTAGATTCCATTTATATAAAAAGTGGGATCTATACGATCCTGCAAAACCTATCCTTCCATGGATAAATCGCATCATCTCAAATCAAATAAAAAACATAATTAGAAACAATTACGGTAATTACGCAAGGCCATGTTTAAAATGCGCCGCTGCCTTGGGAGATTCTGGGTGCCGAATATACGGAGAGCAAAATCAAGTATGCCCAATGTTCGACAACTGGAAAAAAACAAAAAAGAATGCTTACGATATCAAAATGGCAGTCTCAATTGAGGACCACCCAACAGAAATAAATAATAAAAGCCAAGAGACTCTAGACATTCAAAAAGCTACTATCAATTTAAATATAATAATGCAGAAGGTTCTCAAACCAATGGAGTGGCAAGTGTATGAACTATTATATATTCAATTAAAAAGTGAAGAGCAAGTGTGCAAAATATTAAAATTGAAATTTGATAAGACCTCCAAGAGCGGCTACAACAAGCAACTCAGAAATATACAAAAATCAATAATTAAAAAAGCAAAACTTGCTATCAACAATGGAGAAGTAGACATATGAACCAAATAAATCTATCTCAAGACCAGCAAGATTTAATTATAAAAATCTGGAACGACAATAAAGACAATCCCCCAAGCCTGCAAGACTTAACTCAAAAAGTTTTCCCCGAAATTCCTAACGTAGATGGCAGAAGTGTCTATGGTAAAGCAGTAAAAGTTTTTTTAGCCTCTAGATCTCTTAATGTAAAAACAAAAAGCCAATACACTCCCAAGAATAGAATCGACTTCACTCAAGAACAGAAAGACTATATTGCTAACAACGCCTCTTTGATGTCTCCAGTAGAGATTTCAAGAGAGCTTTTTAATAATTATTCACTCACTAATCTTTCCATAGAAGCAAGAAGCGTTCAGGAGTATTTAGATTCTTTACCAAAGCAAGTTAACCCTGGAGTAGTTGAAGAAGAAGAGGAAAAGGGCGATTACAAACCACCCAAGAACGCAGAGAGAGCTTTAGTTAGAGTAAATAAATACGTCTTAAACGGATTAGACAAAGATAAAATCACAACAAAGCATAAAAGAGACTTAACCTCTCTAATATCTTATTTGCATACTTATAGATTTTTGCATCAGATTGGAACTTATGTAAAATCAGAGGACAGGGATTTATTTGAGAGCAGTTTTATCAGATACACTTATGATAAATCAGATTTAACGCAAGAAGAAGTAGATCAATACATTGTTTTGGCTACAGAAGTTGTGATATCATCTAATATTCAAGCCGCAATTCAAACTTTGCAAGAGCAGATAGACATAGAAGTAAATTCTGGCAATAGAATTCCTATGCCTTTGATAGAAGCAGTAACTTCTGCTCGCACAGAGTACAATCAATGCGTAACTCGTCAGCAAAAACTCCTAAACGATCTAAAAGTTAAAAGAAGTGAAAGACTTTCTAATCAAGTAAAAGACAACGCCTCTATTCTTAACCTAGTCCAGATGTGGAAAGATGAAGATACTAGAAAAGAAATGATAAAAATGGCAGACATGAGAAGAGAAGTCTTGAAAGGCGAAATTGGTCGCTTGTCTTCAATGGATGACGTTAAGGCTAGAATTTTTGGTTTAACAGAGGAGGAAGTTTTAGATGGTTAAATGTAAAATTTGTAACTTAGAATTCGAAACAGACAAGTCTTTTCATGGGCATCTCAAATCTCACAAGTTGAGAATGGTAGAATACTACCAAACTTACGAACCGAGAAAAGATTTACTCACTGGAGAATTAATAAACTTTAAAAACAAAGATTATTACTTCTCTAATGACTTTAATAATAAAAATTCCATGAAAAAATGGCTGGGCCAGCAAACTCCTGACGCTCAGAAAGAATATTTAAAAAAATTCTTAATCCAAAGAAAAGAAAAACACAACTTAACTTATGCGCCTACTGAAGTTGAGCTTCGCTCTATTACTAGCCCCCCTGTTCCTTATTATCACAAGCTTTTCTTGGATTACTATAGGCTTTGTAATGAGATTGGCCTCAAAAATAAATACGAATACCCAAAAGAAGAATTAAAATCATCTATAATTGATGGATTTAAAATATTTATTGATACAAGAGAGCAAATGCCTCTGGTTATTGATTATCCTACCGAAGTTAAGGGTCTAAAATTCGGAGACTACGCCATCAACGACCCAGAAAACAAATGCTATATCGAAAGAAAATCCATTTCTGATTTTATTGGCACAATGAGTGGCGGATACGAGAGATTTTGCCGTGAGATAGAGCGTTCTGTAGCAGCAGAAGCAAATCTGATAGTGTTAGTGGAGCGCCCTTTGCAGGAGTGCTTGAGCTTTCAATATTTAAATTATGTATCTAAGAAAATCAAAGTCACTCCAGAGTTTGTTTTCTTTAATGTAAGAGAACTCATTCAAAAATATTCCAATGTACAATTTTTATTTGTAGATGGTAGAGAAGAATGCGTCAGAATAATGAAAAAAGTATTTTTTAGCAAAGGAGAATATAAAAAATACGACTTACAATTAATGTACGACTTAAAACTACTGTAATATGTGGCACGAAACAACAAAATATAAAAAGAAAACAGAAAACTACAATGAAATTTATAAGCAGCTTCAAGGAGAGCTAGAGGATAAGGAAGCTAAGATCACATTGGCAAAATTTTTGCGTCAGAATTTATATTTTACTACTTATTTATTAACAGGAATTAAACTTGCGCCTTATCAAGAGATTACTCTTAAAGGCATGTTCAATAGAAACTTCAATATGTGTGTCTGGGGTCGTGGTTGCGCCAAATCATTCATAGCTAGTGTGTATTGTGTGCTACAATGCATATTTGAACCCAATACAAAAATTCTGATAGCTGGCCCTACGTTTCGTACAGCCAGAGCTATATTCAATAACATAGAAAAGATGTCTGAAACTAAAGGTGCTGAATTATTATTTCAAGCATTTGGTGCCAAAAGTAAAAGAAATGACTTGTACGAGTGGGATATCAATGGCGGATCTATCAGAGCTATTCCTCTAAGCGGTGAAAAGATTCGTGGTTTCCGCGCTAACATACTTGTGCTTGACGAGTTTTTACTACTTCCTGAAGAAATAATTAAAAACGTATTGATGCCATTCCTTGTTGCGCCTCAAGACATGAAAAGACGTATTGATGTGCGCGAAATGGAAGACTTGCTAATCAAAGAAGGTAAAATGAAAGAAGAAGATAGAATGGTCTTTGTTAACAATTCGAAAATGATAGCCTTGTCTTCTGCTAGTTATACTTTTGAAAATTTATATAAAACATATCAAGAGTGGCTGGCTAAAATTACATCCGCAGACAGAGAAGATTCTACTTATTTCGTTTCTCAATTAGGTTACGAAGCTTTACCGGCAGAGATGATAGATAAAACAATCATTGAAGAAGCCCAGAGCGGTGGAACATCTCACTCAGCATTCCTAAGAGAGTATTGTGCTCAATTCACAGATGGATCTGATAGTTATTTCAGTGCCAAGAAGATGGAAGAATGTACATTAAAGGACGAATACCCTCATACGTTAGTAAAAGGCAGTCCAGATAAAAGATATGTAATAGGAATTGATCCTAATATGAGCGATAGTCCAAATGCAGACTTTTTCGCCATGGCTGTATTAGAAATAGATGAGGAAACTGGTATTGGAATCTTAGTTCATACTTACGCTGGCTTAGGAAACTTAAATAATCACGTTAAATATTTTTCTTATTTAATGTCGAACTTTAATGTTGTTTTTGTGATCTGCGATAATGCTGGAGCAGACATATTTTTCGACACATGCAATGAATCTGAAGTATTTAAGAATAATAAAATAAAAATAAAATCAATAAACTTCAATCCCGACTTAGAAGGAACAGAATATGAGTCTGAAACTCGAAACGCAAAGGCTCAATACAACCAATCAGAAGGAAAGATAGCTTTTAGCCAAGTCTTCTCTTCTAGCTTTATTAGAAAAGGTAACGAATATCTACAAGCTTGCATAGACTATAAGAAAGTTTTATTTGCTTCTAGAACTTGCTCTAATGATAAATTTTTTAGCCAAGTAATAGATACTAATTTGCCAAGAGAACTAATCTTTAATGGCGATAAACAAGATTGGACTAATTTAGACTTCATAGAACACCAAGACGACTACATTTATCAAACAAAGAAACAGTGCGCTCTAGTAGAATATACGACCAGCTCTAGAGGAATGCAAAACTTTGACTTGCCCCAACATTTAAAAAGAGGCTCATCCGCAACCAGAGCTAGAAAAGATAACTATTCGGCATTTATGTTGGCTAACTGGGGACTGAAATGTTATAATGATATAATGAAGCAAAATGTAGAAAATAATACATTTACATTTACTCCAGTAATGTTTTAGTGTAATTCCTCTAGGGTATGCCTAATTTAGTTAGAAGGAAACAAGTAGACCAAACAGAGTTTTCTGGCTTTTTCGTAGAAGTCGGAGACGTTAATTATTACCCTTTAGATACTAATCCTTCGAACTTTATAGATAATGGAGATCTTACTACAGCTACTGGGCAAGTTTATGTAGATTTGAATGCTACTTCAGGAAATCTAAATACTACGATTATCCTTACTGGCCAAAATATTTTAGCTTACTCAGATTCTATTAGTGGAGCTTTGTCAACGCGATTGGTCGACTCTGGAAACTCGCTAACAGCGTCAATTAATTCTTTAAGTGGCTACGTTGTTTCTGTAAGCGGAAATTTAACTGGGCAATTATCAGAAACTAGTGGAGTTTTAAATACTAAAATTAATACAACTAGTGGAGATCTAAAATCTTATACAAATACAGTCTCAGGAAATTTATCAACGCAAATTAGCTCAACTTCAAGCGTAACTACAGTTAATTCAATTGTTAGTGGCAACAATTTTAACTTTACTGGACAAAAGATTTTTAATTCTACAGTTTCAGCCCCAAGAGTAAACCTTAGTGGCTTAGCTGCTCCTAGTCAAATAGCTATAGTAGCTTCATCTGGCATGGTTTCAGTAGTTGGTTCATCTGGAACCTTTATGTCTTTCGTAGAAACCGGAATTGGCAGCGCATCGAATTCTCTCTGGGCAGTAACTGATGCTGCTGGTCTACCAATGCTAGAATTGTATGACGATTACAAACTAGTTTTGGGTCATGATTCAAGAAAGTCTATAGTATTGAGCGGAATTTCTGGTTATGTAATTATGCCAAATCTGCCAGACTATAATCAAACAACAAGTTTGCCCAGTGGTTCACTTTTTAGAAGCGGTAATTTTTTAATGATTAAATAGGAAAAAAAATGAGAAGAAAAAAAATACAAGAAATCATTCCTCTAATGGCATCTGCCTCTACTTCAACAGATGCTCCTATATCTGCTCGTAGAAATATCGCTGGCAACATTGAGAGAACAGATCGCTTTCATAATATTGATTATGGTCTAGTTCCATTCAAGTATTCTAACACCATATCAAATAAAAGCTCTCTGAATGTCAGAGATGCAGTAATTCTTTGTCAAAAAGCTTATTACAATTTCTCTTCTTTCAGAAATGTCATTGATTTGATGACAGAGTTTTCTTGTAGCCCAATATATTTTACTGGAGGAAACAAGAAGTCTAGAGACTTTCTGACAGCTTTATTTAAGAAGATAAATATTGACAATTTCATAGACAAATTCTTCAGAGAATACTATAGATCAGGCAATGTTTTTATTTATAGGTTTGATTATAAAGTAACTCAAGAAGACGTAAATAAAATCACTCAAGTTTTTGGAAGCGAATCTCTGGCAGCAAGCCAATTACAGCTTCCTTCTATGTACATGGTATTGAATCCAGCAGACATTCAATACGGTGGTAATATTTCTTTCGTTGGAACAAACTACTATAAGATCCTTACTGATTACGAGCTAGAAAGACTTCGTAACCCAACTACTGATGAGGATAGAGAAGTATTAAAGAGCCTAAGCGAAGATAATAAACTAAGATTAAAGAGAAAAACTTTATCTGGAGCTGGAGCTTTCATAACTATTCCTCTAAACACAGAAAAAGTTTCTGCCGTATTCTACAAAAAGCAAGATTACGAGCCATTCTCTATTCCAATGGGCTTCCCTGTCCTAGAGGATATTAACTGGAAGCAGGAAATGAAGAAGATGGACATGGCTTTGACTAGAACCACTCAACAAGCTGTACTGTTAATTACAATGGGTTCTGAATTGAAGAGTGGCGCTTTAAATATTAACCAAAAGAATATTGAAGCAATGCAAACTCTTTTCCAAAATCAATCTGTAGGGAAAGTGTTGGTTTCTGATTTCACTACTAAAGCTGAATTCATTATCCCAGACATCGCTAACATTCTTGATCCTAGAAAATACGAAGTTGTTAACACGGATATCCAACAAGGTTTAAATAATATCCTTATTGGTGACGAAAAATTCTCTGCTACCAGCATCAAGGTTAATATCTTCATGCAAAGACTAGAACAAGGTCGTCAAGCTTTCATTAATAACTTTTTAGTTCCAGAAGTTAAGAGGCTTTGCAAGAGTTTGGGATTCAAGAATTTCCCAATGCCTCATTTTGAGGAAATAGACATAAGAGACGACTCAGTTTGGCAAAGAGTTGTTGCCCAATTGATGCAGTTGGGAGTATTGACAGCGGAGGAAGGCATGCAAGCCATATCTAGCGGAAGACTTCCAACTCCTGATGAATCGATTGAGTCTCAGAGAAAATATAAAGACTTAAAAGATGAGGGATTGTATGTCCCACTAGCTGGAAATGCAGCCGGTGGAGCAACAGGTAGACCTCCAGGTACTTCGGCTCCTCAATCTACGAAAACAGTTTCTCCTCCAGGATCAAATAAAAAGGCTCCTGCAATAGCTAATTATTCTGTGGCTAATATATCTAAGGCTTTTAAGGAGTATGAGAACTTAACTAACGATGTTGCTGAAGCCTTAAAGAAAAAACATAAAAAGAAAAGCTTAAATAAAGAACAGCAAGAAGTAGCTGAAGCTTTAGCAAAAGCTATCTTTATGAACGAAGAAAAAACCAACTGGAATTCTTCAATAAAGGCCTATTTAGCTGGAAATACTAAATCAAATACTGAGAGAATTAATGAGCTCGGTAAAATAGTAGAAGAGCATTCTATTGATTTATTTTCTGCTGCTATACTAAATTATAGTCAAACTTATTTGGAAAAAGTGTAATAATTTATAATATTCTAAAATGAATTTTGAAATAGAAAATGGAAATTTTAGCAAAACTCTTGAGAAAAAGGGTTTTTCCATTGATTTGCTTAATAAAGATATCGGCTTAATCAGCGAAGGAAATGCTGATTCCGAAGGAGAGGCTGCTAGGAGCAAGGCGGGGCAGTTAGATATTAGTATAGAGGCTAAAAGACCTGGACCTAAAAGTTCAGCTCAAACACCAGCTAAGCCATCAGAGAGAAAGAGTGGATCTTCTAAAAACGAACCAGGATCTGCTGGAGAGAAATCAAATAATGCCATTTCTTTTTCTAAAAACGTAATAGAGGCTTTAAAGAATAAAGTTAAAGAACATAACTCTAAAAACTCAAGAAAAGTAAGTCTTTCTCAGCTAAAGAAAGTTTACAGAAGAGGCGCTGGAGCTTTTAGCACTTCTCATAGACCAGGAAAAACAAGAGGCCAATGGGCTATGGCAAGAGTAAATATGTTTTTAAGAATGATGTCTGGTGGTAAAGTAAAAGACGCTTATAGAAAAGCAGATCAAGACGTTGCAAAGGCTTCTTTAAGCACTATTGATGTTTCTGATTCTTGGGAGCCAGAAGAGGAGGATTTTACTCAAGCTGCTTTAGACATTTTAGAAATTGGAGATTTTGATTTTGATAGTCCAGACGATCTTTACTTGGACGAAGATTCAAGCGCAGAAAAATGGTACGAAATTTAATTATGAACTTCCAATATACTACAACATTCAGTTCTATTCTAAAACCTTTGGTCTCAGAAGAGAAGGATAAATATTTAGCATTAGCTTCATTGATGCAAGTTGGGAATTTTATTCCTAATGTGGATACTGAAAAGAATGTTGATCTATTACCAGTAGCTTTTAATGCCGCTGTGGTTAATAGAGTAAATAAAAATGGAGACGTAATTGACGCCGCTACTGCCGCATCTCTTTACAAAGACTTTATTAATAAACCAATAAACTTAGAGCATAACAGAGAAAAAATTATTGGAGTAATTTTAACAGCAGGATTTAGTGAGTTTGGTTCTGATACAGTTTTGACTGAAGAGGAGATAAAAAACCTTAAAGGTCCATTTAATATTACTCTAGGTGGAGTTTTATGGAGAATTGCTAATCCTAATTTAGCAGATATGATAGAAGATTCAAGCGATGCTACTAGCAACAACTACCAAAAGATTAGCGCTAGTTGGGAGCTTGGTTTCAGCGACTACAATTTGGTAGTAATAGAAGGCGAGTCTAAGAATATCGAAGACGGCTTAGAAATCTCAGACGCTTCTCAAATAGAAGATCTAAAAGC